AAGGACGGAAAATTTATTGAAATGGATAAACAAACGGCATGAACACAAACGACTACGCACAATTAGCAAAACACACCGCATCATGGGCGCAGGGTATCCGCAATGGACAAGCAGTATTAGTCGCAGAGTCACTTGAAAGAGTGTCGGCGTACTGCTTGGAGCAGGTCAGCGTGCCGGATGAATATGCAAGGGAGGTGTTTAGGTGTACGTGTGTGAACGCTGTGGAAGTAAGTTGGTGGAAGTTGCTATACCCTGTGTCAACATGGAAGTGGTTGCAGGAATTTTGGTCGAGAGAGAAACGCAAGACTACCGCCTGATGTGTCCGAAGTTGGATTGTTTTGAGGTGGTGGAGATAGAGGAAGATGTAATGCTATTTTAAGGAGGATTAACTTTGAGAGAAAAATTTAACGCATTATTCGCGGAAATAAAAAGGCCTGGGAAATTGGAACTACTGAACTATCTGGAAAACAACCACTACTTCACCTGCCCAAGTTCAAGCCAATATCACGGGGCAGAGGAAGCGGGGAACTTTAAACACAGTATTCTTGTTACCGAAACGGCGTTAAAACTCAGGGACACGTTAGCGCCGGAGTTGCCGAGAGAGTCAGTTATTATTTCCGGACTATTTCACGACCTAGGAAAAGCGCAGTTTTTGGATAAACCTAATTATATACCTAATCTATTAAAGAGTGGCAAAATGTCAGATAGTAAACCATACATGACCAATCCAGACAGGTTGCCGATACCGCACCAAACAGTCTCAGCGTTGATTTTAAGTAAGTTTATCGACTTAACTGAGGACGAGCTTTATTCGGTGCTTTATCACAATGCTCTGTATACGCCTGACGGAAGGGTGATATCGGGCAGAGAAACTAAGTTGTTGATGATTATTCATTGGTCCGACATGTTTGCTAGTAGATTTTTAGAAAATAGATAGCGAGGTGATGTTTCAAATGGCATTAATGAGAAAAGCGCAGCGCAAAAAGGCGAAACTAAGACTAGGTATAAGTGGTCCAGCTGGTGGAGGCAAGACATTGGGCGCACTTCTATTTGCTTATGGAATAACTGGTGATTGGGACGACATCTGTATTGTTGACAGCGAAAACTATTCCGGCGACCTGTATGCCAATAGCACCAAAGCAGGCGTTGAAATAAAAGAATATAACATCATATCTCTTGCCGCACCATACACACCAGAGAAATACGTTTCAGCTATTAGGGAATGTGAAAGTGCAGGAATAAAAGTTGTGATAATTGATTCTCTTACTCATGCTTGGGCCGGTGTTGGTGGATTGCTTGATAAAAAAGGTCAGATAGAAAAAAGTAATAAACCAGGAGTAAATTCATGGACAGCATGGAGAGATATTACTCCAATGCACAATAACCTTGTAGACACCATTTTGTCTAGTAAATGTCATGTAGTTGCCACCCTTCGCGCAAAGATGGAGCATGTTCAAGAAAAAGACCCATCTACCGGTAGAGTTGTGGTCCGTAAAATAGGCATGAACCCAGTCCAGAGGGACGGTATGGAATATGAATTTACGACTTTTATAGACGTAGATCAAGACCATCAATGCACCTCAAGCAAAGACAGAACATCTATTGTAGATGGCAGGGTATTTCAGTTGTTGCCGGAGTTGGGTAAGCAGTTTTTGGAATGGCTTGAAAGTGGTGCAGATGAAACACCTCAACCAGTCAATTGGCCTGTATTTTGGACAGGAGTTAAGTCAAAACTCGGTTACAGTGAAGATGATGTTCACTCTATTGCTAGTGCTATGCGTAAAACTCAGATTACCAGTCTTTCTGATTGGTCGCGTGAAGAAGTTGCCGAGTTGATGGAAAAACTTAAACAGGTATATGTAGAGGATTAGGCAAAACTTAAAGAAATGGAAGGGGATAAATAAATGCAAATAGTAGGATTGCAAGTTGAAAATTTCAAGAGAATTAAAGCAGTCGAGATTATACCACAGGGCAATACGGTTATTATCTCAGGGGCAAATGGTCAGGGCAAAACATCTATCTTAGACGCTATTTGGGCGGCATTAGGCGGTGCTAAAGCTGATAAAGCGCAGGGAACCATTGAACCAATTCACGGCAACGAGAAAAGAGCAGTCATATCGGTTGACCTGGGCGATATTAAAGTTACTCGTAAATGGACAAGCAATGATAAATCAACCTTGGTGGTGGAAAATCAGCAGGGCGCGAAGTTTAAAAGTCCGCAGGCAATGCTTGATAAGTTGGTCGGCAGTCTGTCCTTTGACCCGTTGGCGTTCTCTCAAATGGAGGACAAGCAACAGGTTGAAACATTAACCGGTTTGGTCGAGTTTTCGATTGACCCAAAGGAACTTGACAGACAGAAGAAGGAACTGTTTGACGAGAGAACCATTGTTAACCGCATGGTCAGTCAGAACAAAGTAATACTTGATGGGTTGCCGGTGCCAGACGAGGACACGCCTACCGAGGAATTGGTTGTCAGTGAAATATTAGAGAAGATTCAGGCTGCCAGTGAGACTTTGACCGCTAACAATGTCAAAAGGTCTGATTTGCAAAAACTTGGTCAGCAAATGAACGGTCACAAGGCAGAGATAAAATCTTTCAATGATCAGATTGATGGACTGAATGAGCAAATTGCCAGACTCGGCAAAAGGATTGACGATGAACAGGTAAAACTTAACGAAGTTATTGGGAAGGGTAAAGCGTTGCAGGAAGAAGTCAAGTATTTAGTTGACCCCGACATAACCGGACTGCAACGGCAAATGACGGACATTGAAAAAACCAACAAGGAATTTAGAAGTGCGGTTGAATATCGTGAGGTAGAGCATAAACTTAAAACTTCACAGGAAGAAAGTAAAGCGTTTACTAATAAAATACAGGCAATTGAGCAGCAGAAAGAAACGATGCTTAAAGAAGCAAAATTCCCGATTGACGGATTAGGATTTAACGAGCAGGGTGTTGCCTTTAATGGAATACCGTTAAAACAGTGCTCTGGTGCTGAGAGGTTGAAAGTTTCACTTGCTATGGCAATGGCGTTAAATCCTGAGTTGAAGGTTATCCGCATAACCAACGGGAACCTGCTTGACAGTAGCAATATGACCGTAGTTGAGCAAATGGCGAAGGACAACGACTATCAGATTTGGCTTGAAATGGTTGATGAAAGCGGCAGTATGGGTATTTATATCGAGGATGGGGAAGTAGTCACGATGCCGACAATTGCCGCAGTTAAGGCAGAACCAGAGAAGGTTGCTGTTAAGAAAGAAAAAACCTTAGATGATGTGCTTACATCTTTGGATGATGGAATTGATTTCTAGGGAAGGTTAGGAGGAAATATCGTGATACAGGTCAAGGAGTTTTTAAACTATCGGGAAGCGCAAGACGACATGATTAATAAATGGTTTAAAGAAATGGACGGTAAGATAAGTGATGTTGTTATTAAATATAGCGTTTGTTACTTTACCGACGATAACGGAAGAGCGCAGGAGTTTTCAGGCGTACTAATAATATACAAAACAATCTAGTTAATAAAAGGAGGCAGCACATGGACAACACCTACGACAATGGTTTTCGCGCCGGTTACTTGGGCAGGCCTAAGCTGCCTCCAATCGGTAAACACGAACATAAAATTTACTGCACTGGATACCGTGATGGGCGTATATCGGCAAGGAGAAGTGTCGTGGTTGCCCGGTGGGTACAGGGTGCGGTGAGAGGAAGAGCGATATAATGAGTATGTCGTGTGATTGTAGTATGAATACGGATAATTGTGGATTAACGGAATTATATAATTCGTCTTTCCCTAAAGCGCGAAAGAATCATGCCTGTTGCGAGTGCAGGGAAGTTATCAAGGCGGGCGAGGTGTATGAAAGAGTTTCTGGCAAATGGGACGGTTATTTTACGGAATTCAAAACTTGTCTTGCTTGTGTGAGAATCCGTAATTATTATTGCCCTAACGGTTTTGTGTTTGAAAGTCTCAAAGAACAACTCATGCAATGTTTGGGCTTTAATTATACAGAAGTCGAGGAGGATGATTAGATGTCATTCGTAACGGTCGAAGTCGAAGGAGGCAAGTTAACCCTGCTCGGTGGTGACGAGGCAATGGTTGATGCTATCGAGAAGGAATGTCCCATTGACTTAGCGTTTGACGATAAACTATTCAAGGAAATTTATCACCACCCCGACGGAACAAGGTTAAATGTGTACGGCAGCGTTAGGGGTAGGGGATTAAATGAACATATACTTTGGAGTGATGTGGAGGTAGTTAATTAACTACAGAATGACCGGAAACAGTATTTTAAGGACTGTACGGACGAGTAGATATATTTTAGGTATAACGGGAGGTAAGAAATGAAAATAAGACTTAACGAGGACTACAGAGTGTCAACAGATCCACATAACTATATTTTGGAGAAACGGCGTATTGCTGGACCTAAATCTGCGGAACCGGGCAAGGAAATGTGGGACAAGACAGGTTACTACAGTTCCATTGCCGGCATAGTGAACGGTTGTCTGCTACATGGCATCGAAAACAACGATTTAAGTGACGTACAGCAGATTAAAAATCATTTAGATACTTTAGGTGCTGAAATCCTAAAAAGCCTTCAGAAACACTTTAAGGGGGTTGAGTAGTGAGAGATGGGAAAAGGGATTTATGTGCAGATTTAATAGTGTCCAAGAAACACTCTCCAACGATAGAGTTTATTGTAGCAGCAGAGCATTGTTGGACACATGCAGTAGAAAGAGCAATTGCGGCAGAGGCAGAGGTTGAAAAATTGCGGAAACATCGCACAGAAGATATTGAACTCATGGAAGAGGCTTTAGAGGTGCATAAGTTGTCCTTAGCGACTATTACTAAACTTCGCAAAGCACTAGCACTTGCACATTCTATGATTTTAGGCGGCGAACAACATACCGAGCAAAGCAGGCAGGTTATTGAAGGTGCTTTAGGGTTACTCTAACCCACTGTATCCGGTAGGCAGAAACTTTTAACGGGAGGCAATTAGTTGGTTGATAATAAAGTTTTCAACGGTGACTGTCGGAACGTGTTGAGGCAGTTTCCAGACAATAGTTTTGACAGCGTGGTGACTGATCCGCCATATGATTTAACAAGTCCGGGGGCGGCAAGACGTTCAGCGTTCCCTGGTCATTATGATGGTGAAAGTTTTGGCAGAGGAAATAAAAAGGAAAAACAGGGTAAGGGTTTTATGGGCAAAGAATGGGACGGAACCGGGATAGCGTTTAAAACAGAAACATGGAAAGAAGTTTTTAGGGTGCTTAAGCCTGGAGGTCACTTATTAGCGTTTGGTGGCACAAGGACATATCACCGCATGGCATGTGCTATTGAGGACGCAGGTTTTGAGATTAGAGATCAGATTCAATGGTTGTATGGGACTGGATTTCCAAAATCGCAAGATATAAGTAAGATGATTGATAAGAAAGAAGGTAAAGAAAGAGAAATTATAGGTGAAAAACAATCATCTGGTATGCTTAGAAATGGTAGAACAAATAAAGAAATGTCGGATAAATGGTCAGACCAAAATAGAAAACCTAATTATATAACTACTCCTTCTACAGACGAAGCGAAACAATGGCAAGGATTTGGTACAGCACTAAAACCTGCAAATGAACCTATATGCCTTGCCCGTAAACCTTTATCAGAGAAAACGGTTGCCGCTAATGTTCTGAAGTGGGGGACTGCCGGATTAAATATTGATAAGTGCCGGATACCTACTACTGATAAATTGGGTGGGGGCATGCTTAATGGTACTACTCCGGCGAGTGATGGTTGGGATAGACCTTGGAGGCATAACCCAGAAGTGGCTAAAGTAAAAGCATTAGAGACATCCGAAAAAGTGGCTAAGGCTGAACAACTGGGCAGATTCCCTGCCAACGTAATATTTTCCGAGGAAGCGGCGGCAGAGTTGGACAGGCAGAGCGGTAAAACGGTTAGCAAATCGGGAGGTTTTGGAGGCAATGACCCCGGCATGTGGGCAGGTAAAAAGAAAACTGCAAGAGGTGGACATAATGACTCAGGCGGTGCCAGTAGATTTTTTTACACAGCTAAAGCCTCAAAATTAGACCGAGCAGGCAGTAAGCACCCGACGATTAAACCGCTTAACCTTATCCGTTATCTATGCCGATTAATCACACCTCCAGGAGGCATTGTCTTAGACCCCTTCGGTGGTAGTGGGACAACCTTACAAGCAGCTCATGAGGAAGGTTTTGGGGTAGTCGTTATTGAGAAAGAAATGGAGTATTGTGATGATATTTTAAATAGAACCTTGGTAATGGAATAGGAGAAAACAATATGTCCGATACGGAAAGACAAGCACTATCACAGCAAATTAAGGAAGCGCAACAAAAAATGTACGATGCCGTAACTGATTTTAACTTAACCGCTACTGACGTGGTGAAAGCGTCACAGGAGTTGGACAAGTTGATTGTGCAGTATATGAGGGGTACGGCATGAAGATAACGGACCCGAATAAGACTCTGGAAATGGCCGGTATTGTTCTATACATTATTGATTGGCCTGAGCATGTCGTTTACGTGGATAACCTACAGAAGTTAGCTGAGTATTGCGACATGAATTGGTCGGTGTTGGCTGAGGAGGTTGATTGGAGAGGGTGGAAGTGGAGGAATTTAGAGTGAATGAATTTATTGGGGGGGGTGCTGGCAGTAACTAAGGATAAATGTCCGAAGTGCGGTTGTCGGTCTGTGCAGGAAATACCGTCTAAGACTTTTGTTTATAAGTTATGCCAGCATTGTAAGTATAAGTGGAGGTAGGAGTAAACCCAGTTATTGCCTGCAATAAGATAAAACTTAGGAGGTACGAAATGTATAAATATAAAATTTCTAAGGAAATGCTCAAAGTTTATGATGAAAAGGGAAAAATTAAGGGTTATCGCTCAGAGAAGGAAATGATCGGTATTATTAACTCCACTTTTGGCCTTAACCGTGTTGTTACCGGATTGGTTATTAGTTAGTTAACGGCAAGGGAGCAACCGCCGTTAATTTCGGGGTTGCTCTTTGTGAGAGAGGGCGTATTTAAGAAGGTCGCGGACTACTTCGGCGGTTGGGGGTACTTTATCTAAGGTTTTGCGGTATTCTTCAATTTGATTAAGTAAACTTTGACTGATAGCAAAATTAAACCTTTTATCGTATATGTGTGAGTGACATATTGAATTTATCATAAACAGGAGGCACAAATTGAAAGTAAAAAACTTTACTGTTGCTACTTGCGACATAAAAGATATAAGGGAATTTATAGAGCATTGGCACTACTCAGGAAATGTTAACGGGGTTAAGTCTAAGTATTGCTTTATGCTTAAAAGTAGTAATGATTTAATCGGTGCTGCCATATTCGCTGAAATGGGCATGGCTAATGTTTGGAAGAAATATGCCGATAGTCGTACCGAGTTGATTGAATTAAGAAGGTTGTGCTGTATTGACGAAACTCCTAAGAATACAGAGTCATACTTCATAGGTCATTGTCTTAGGTGGTTGAGGAAAAACACTGACGTTAAAAAGGTTATATCATATGCCGACATGGACTTTGGGCATAAGGTAATTATATATCAGGCAACCAATTTCACATATTTAGGAATGACTAAAAAGGGTAAAGTGATAATTTTTAACGGCAAGAGATACCACGACAAGACCATAAGGACGTATCATAATGGAAAACTAAAACCTTATGCGGTTAAAATTGCCGAGGCATTAAAGAACGGGCAAGCATTTTACCAGGAAACCAAGGGTAAACATATTTATTTATACAAGTTAGTTAGCTGACGAATTGGAGGTAAACAATAATTGACTTGGGATCAAATAGTGTCGATTGAGCCGAGATTAGGCAAGTTAGCGGAATGTGCCAGTAAGGAAAGTTTTGCCGCTAATAAAGATGAATTATGGAGTAACAAATATAAACCGGCGTCAATGGAGTTAGTTGGTTGCTATAGCAATAACGGTAAACTTCAAACTTCGGAAGCGTATGTAGTTGTCGTTAGAAAAATTTGCGAGTTATTGCGGTATTAGGTGGTGGTAATATGTCTGATAAAAAGTTGAAACGCTCTGTCATAAAAGAAGAATTGGTTGTGTTGACGGGTGATTTTGTAAAGGCAGTTTTATTAAACCAATTTATTTATTGGAGCGAAAGAGTTAGTGACTTTGATAAATTCATCCAAGAGGAACGTATCAGGGTAGAAAATGATGGAAAAGAATTGGACATTGACCTGCAAAACGGCTGGATTTATAAGAAGTCAGAGGACTTGTCTAAAGAAACAATGCTTAATATGACCGCCAAATCTATTAGAAATCATGTTAGGGAATTAGTTGATAGAGGTTTTTTGTCTGAAAGAACTAATCCTAAGTTTAAATGGGATAAGACGATGCAGTATAGAGTTAACTTAAAAAAAATACAAGATGAATTATATGTGATAAGTTATTATCTTGAAGGATATAAGGTAAGTATTTCTCGAAGCGAAAATATTTCCGTTCAAGGGGAAGAAAATACGCTTCAAGAAGTGGAAAATTACGCAGCAATACCAGAGACTACAGCAGAGACTAAAACAGATATTAATATATATACCATTTTTGATTTTTGGAATAGTAAAAATATCATTAAACATAAGTCAATCTCAAAAACATTAAGAGGACATATTAATGCCAGGTTAACTGGAGGGTATGCAGTTGACGAGTTGACCGATGCAATGAATAACTATGCAGAAGTTTTACAGAGTGATCAATATTACTGGACTCATAAATGGAGTTTACAGGAGTTTCTTTTGAGGGGATTAGATAAATTTCTTACTATTAACAATCCTCTTGAAAATTATAAAGTTAGTAATGGCGGAAATAAAAATACTGCACCGGTAAAACAAAGTATTAGCGATAAGTTAAAGCAGTTGGAGGATATGAGGGAATGACAAAAAATGAAACTATCGAATTGATGAAAATGATACTTTGGTCATATCCGAACTTTGAGGTTGAACCGGGTAAAATTAATTGGTGGCATGAGAACATAGAAGAAATGTCGTTTGGTGATGTTAAGACTAATCTTAAAAAACATATTTCAAGAAGCAACTATCAACCTACTATCCATGATATTAAGGGAGAGCAACAACTATCTGCAAAAGAAAGGTTGTTAGGCGGCAGAAGATTTGTTGTATGAAAATGACACCTACTGATTTTGCGGAAAAACATTTTAGGGAATACCGGATAAAAGGAAATGAGATAGTCCCAACCTACTGCCCATTTTGCCAAGGCGGTAATAGACAGGATAAACATACATTTGCCATGAACGCTGATACTGGTACATTTAACTGTAAACGTGGTAGTTGTGCATCAAGCGGTACATTTAATCAACTACTCAAAGAATTCGGGGAAAAAACGATGAACCAGAAAAACTATGAGATTAAGCAGCGACCAAAAGTAAACTACAAAATACCGGAAACTGAGATAATGCCGATTAGTCAGGCAGAGAAGTATTTAAAGAGCAGGAAAATATCTAAGGAAACATGGGAGAGTCGTGTAGTAGGGGAAGATGCCAAGGGTAATATTGTTTTCCCTTATTTTGAAAGCGGCAAATTGGTACTAGTGAAGTTTCGCCCCAGTCATAAAGTTAGACCTGACGAAAAGAAGGGTTGGCGAGAACCCGGAGGAAAACCTGTATTTTGGGGTATGGATTTGTGTAATACCGAAAAACCACTGGTTATAGTTGAGGGCGAGATTGATGCACTCTCACTTGATGAAGCAGGTATATCGAATGTGGTAAGTGTTCCGTCCGGTTCAAGTGATCTGAATTGCGTTGACCTTTGCTGGGACTGGTTAAACCAGTTCAAGAAGGTTGTAATATGGGTAGACAAGGACGAACCGGGACAGGAGTTGCAACGTAATCTAATTAATCGGTTAGGTGCTTGGCGTTGTAGTATAGTTGACCATGCAGGGCGCAAAGATGCAAATGAGGTTTTATTTTACGATGGACCAGAAGCGTTAAGAAGTTATTTTAGGAAAGCGGTGGAAGTGCCAATAACAGGACTTGTCAGGGTGTCGGAAATTGCAATGTTTGACTACTCAAATACCACTAGAATACCGTCAGGGATACAAGGTATTGACGAAGCAATAGGCGGTTTTATGACAGGCGAGGTCAGTATATGGACTGGTAAGCGTGGTGGTGGTAAATCTACTGTATTAGGACAAGTCCTGCTAGAAGCGATAAATAACAGATTTGTTGTTTGCTCATACTCAGGAGAATTAAAACAGGCAATTTTCCGCTACTGGATTGATTTGCAGGCAGCAGGCCCAGGCAACATGGAAATGAAATTCGATAAGATAAAAAACAAAGAGGTAGCGCACCCCAAAAGGGAAGTCGTTAATAAGATAAGAGAATGGTATAAAGACCACTTTTTCTTGATTGATAGTTATGGTTCGGTGACAGATAAGAGTCTCATTGAAACTTTTGAGTATGCGGCAATGAGATATGGTTGCAAGGTGTTTTCGATAGACAACCTTATGACTACAGAATTTACGAGCGAGGATAGGGACTTTTACCGCAAACAATCTGAATTTGTTAAAAAGTTAATTGTCTTTGCTCAGAAGTACGATGCACATATTCACCTTATAGCGCACCCAAGAAAATCTGACAACTCCGTATCGGGTACAGCAGACACAGAGAACAGGGCAGATAATATTTTCATAGTTAATCGGTTGAGCGATAAGGATAAAAAAGATTTGGGCGTTGATACGGTTATAGACATAGATAAAAACCGTTTTAGTGGAACGCAGGACGTTTCGGTAGGACTTCACTTTATACCTGAGTGTAAGAGATTTCATATGTTTGGTGAAAGACCAAAACAGTTTGGTTGGGACGAACCAACAATTTACGAAGCAGGACAATTATTCGCAACCGAGGCATAACCACGCCCTGACCAACCGCAAACAGTAGAAATTATCTTAATTTAGGAGGATTATTATGTTAGAAATAGGTCTGAATTTACTTGATTCAATAAAGTCTATAGCTGGATTTGCTGCACTTGTAGTAATTTGTTGGATATTTTTTAGATAGGAGGAAAGCAAATGGGAATTAAATGGGAGAACATTAAAGTTTTGCATTGCGCCATAACTAACAACATGGTTTTAGGTAAAACAGATAAGTCGGGCAGGATTGCTACTGACAAGTCTAATGATAGAACGAATGAAATTGTAACTGCAACTATGCACTATATGGATAACGAGTTGAAGCGCGGCAAGGGCGACCCTACCGATAAATTTGCTATTACCTGTGAGGCAGGGCGTCTTATATGGGAACCTAAAGAAGCGGAGAGGAAGGTAAGAGAATGAGAACATGCCACATCAACGCATCACCGGATCAGATTAAGCAGATAGCGGAAACCATTAAGGGTGCTAATCCCGACAGTATTTTAGTTTTGCCGCCTGTCAATCCCATTAGCACCTATGCACCGACTAAGAAAAAGAAATGTCACCGGATAACTGCTGAACTCGTGATACCGGATGATGCCTTGAAAAGCGTAAATGCCCTTACTGATTTCGGAGTTTTCGCTGTACTGCGGATACCTGAGAAACATATTTCAGAACAGTATTTGACGGATAAGGAGAATACCATCAATGAAACCTAAATTCAAATTCTATTTCCGCAGCAACTACGGAGCCCACCTTTGGGCCAAAATGACACGCGGAACATATCGGAAACCTAACGGTAAGGTGATGGATTATACCGATGGGATAACCGTTGGCGTATGTGTGGCAGCGGTGGAGGTAGTGAGTTGATTAACGAAAGGAGATCGCCAATGAAAAACAAAACCACAAAACTGCTCCTAAAACTAGGGATGCCGACGGAATTAGACGGTTATCTATACGCAAGAGAAGTAATACTGCTAACCCTAAATACTCCGAACTCCGCTTATCGTTAGTGCGAAACATACGACAAGGTAGGAGATAAATTCAGCACAACCGGCAAGAGAGTCGGAAGATGTATCCGTCATGCTATTAAGAAAACTCAGGAAAACGGAACTATCGAATATGCCGATATGTTTTACCAAAACATAACTAAACCTCCTATTGTAAGTAGATTTATAGCGACGGTTGCCGAGCATCTAAAGATGCAGGACAGTTAATTGGTTAGAATCAAAAATAACGGCAATAACAAGCCCATACAGCGACGTAAAATTACAGGACATGCTTTTATACCTGTTGTTGCAAATGGGGCGTAGAAGGGGGAGTAAAATTGAAAATAGAAAGAAATGTATCAGTACCAACAGGAAATATCTGTATAGCTAGGGGAGAAAAAGGACTTCTTGAATTTCTTTCAATAGGAGATTACGGCAAAGATATAAATCTGAATCAAGGTAAGAAAGTTGAGCATTGTAATATTATGCCATTAGAAGAAAAATGGGTAATAACAATATCAACTCAGTATGGATGCTCGATGAATTGTAAATTTTGCGACGTTCCTAAAGTTGGTCCTGGCATAAATGCAACATATAGCGACTTAAAAAACCAGATTGTCGAAGGCTTAAAACTTCATCCAGGAGTTACGTCTACTAAGAGGCTAAATATCCATTATGCTCGCATGGGAGAACCGACATGGAATAGGAATGTTTTGGATTTTTCTTGGTATATGAGAAAAGAATTGTATCCCTATATTGGGAGAAGTTTAATTCACCCGGTAGTTTCTACTATGTTGCCAAAGAAAAACAGTAAGTTAAATGATTTCTTGAATGAGTGGATAGAGATTAAAAACGATCTTTTCCGTGGCGATGCCGGACTTCAATTTTCTATAAATTCTACAAGTGACAAGGAAAGGGAAGATATGTTTAGTGGAAATTCATTGTCTTTAGATAAGATAATGGAAATAGGTGATATGTTAGACATGCCAAAAGGTAGAAAGTATACACTGAACTTTGCGGTTGCTGATTATGAGATTGATGCTGAAAAATTAAGGAGATTATTTCATCCTAAGAAATTTATCGTAAAATTAACTCCGATGCACAAAACTAAAATGGCGTTAGAAAATGGCATAGAAACGGGTGGAGATTATACTGAACCATATCCATATGAGCATTATGAATATGCTTTAAGAAATGCCGGTTTTGATGTATTAGTATTTATAGCGTCAAGGGAAGAAGATGAAGGGCGCATAACCTGTGGAAACGCTATTTTAAGTGGCACAGAACCATTTGGTAGAGGCGTTATGGGGCATAGAGAGGCATAGAAAGGGGTTTAAAATGAATTTCTTCAAAGGCGATAATAAATTCGGCATGGATACTATAACGCCAACTCTGAGTGCAACGAGTCGGGCAGGCAGTAGAAAAACAACCACAAGGGCATTGACGGATGATGAGATTAACTATGTCCGAGAAAATACAGGCAAAATACCGTTGCAGGAAATTAGTAAAGAACTGCACATTTGGACTGAGGACTTGAAAACGCTCTGTAAAGGTGTAGTAGAAATGAAGAAACGCCCCAATAAGGGCGCACCTAAATACGTAGTGCCGAAGTTCACAGGCAAGAGTTCCCATGTTTCAAAGGGTAATGTCAAGAAAAAGCCGGAGCAGGTCAAGCAGCGAGTTAGTCAAAAGATGTTTGAAAGGTCGATAGAGGAATGTTTCGCCAATCCGATAATGAAGGTGAGCATTGAAACCGGACAAGTCCTGTATGAGAGGGATTGTCTATGACCAGGGGTGACACGGTAAAAGTTGTCAGGATGCCGAAAGGAACACGTAGAACCAAGTACAAATTCACCGTTGGAGATACTGGCGAGGTAAGAAATGTGTACGGTAAACGTGCTTATGTGTGGTTTGATGTTGGCAGGAGTGCATTAGTTAGCGTGAGAAATTTGGAGGTGGTTGGTGGTGAGCAAGAGAACCGCGAAAAATAAGGCCAAGAAGCAGGAAATAGCTGAGTTAAGGTAGGAGATTTCTGCACTAACTAAAATTGCAAATGATCTCATAAATACTAATTATGGTTTACGCGAAAGACTTATCTATGATGAAAGCAGACTTACCGCTATCGAAGGTTCTTTAGCTAAAGCAGTTAGCGAAAATTTCAGCATGGCGCGAGCTATAGGAAAACTTCAGATTTTAGATGCCGATAGGGTTAGAATAATTAACTATCTGGATGGCAGAATAAATATCCTTGAAAAACCTGTTGGATTTTGGACTAAGATATTTGGTAGGAAATAATCTACTGTTTGCGGTATAATGTAACTGAATATGGGAGGGACTATGGGGCGCAAAACTGGCAGGCCAAAGCAGGACCGGCAGACACTTTATGACGAGTTTAGGAGTGCTGTGGAAGTAAATTTACCCAAGAAGGGGGATAAGTAAATTGGCAACACAAACATTTTTGGAAGCAAGAATTATTCGTGAATCAATACCGGCAGACGCTTATAAGGCATGTGCAGGGACAGCAAAACAATGCTACAGTCCTGTTGATGTGCAGACAATCATCGAACTACTTAATCAGCAAGATATTGAGCGCGTAATAGCGCATTGCGCCAAGTCTGGTCATTTAGCAGTGTTTAACGTGGTATCAGTGGCGGTAGCAGTTAATGTGACTAGGGAGTGCCTAACTCAGTTAAATACTCACGCATTTGTCAAGACCGTTACCCAGTCCCAGCAGTATGTAGATCATCGGGATTTTAGGTATCATGTGCCGCAAATAATGACCGATGATGATTATGCAATGGAGCGTTTTAGGTGGTTAATGGAGGCACTTCAAACTGAATATGATTTCCATAAAAAAAGACTGATTGAACGAGGATTTACACCAGAAGAAGCCAGAATGAACGCCAGGGCAGTTCTGCCGAACTCTGCCGAGGCTAATACCGTATTAGCAGGTAATTTATGGGCATGGTTTAACTGGATACAAAAACGTATCTGTAAGAGAAATACGCCGGTAACGCTGGACTTAGCACAGCAGATTTTGAAACTTTTTCAGCAAGAATGGCCGCTTATTTTTAATCATTGCGGTGCGCCTTGCCAGACCAGAAAATGCACAGAAGGTAAGTCGTGCGGTAAACCTTATCCGAGATTGGGGGTTAATTAAATGACTGACTATATGAAACTTGCCGAGCGCATGGCAAAGTCCTCAGATTGTCGCAGAAAACAGACAGGGGCGGTTATTGTTAAAAACGACGTAGTGAGAGCAAAAGGTTATAATCATTTACCATATGGAACGCCGGAAGGATTTTGCAAAAACTGTCCAAGGGAAAATAAAACTCCTGGCAATTGGAACGGTAGTCAAGAATGTCCCGTAATTCATGCTGAGATAGCGGCAATTCAAAACGCCGCAATGTTGGGGCGACAAACAGATACTACAACGATGTACTGCACATACAAACCGTGCCTGACGTGTGCTATTGCCATAGTCGAGGTTGGCATTAGGAAAGTCGTTTATCGTGACGACTATGAGGGCGACGATGCTATTGAATACCTCCGCAAATGTGGCGTTGAAGTCGAGCAGTACAAGCAGGACCCCATCATCATAGACAATCCCGACGAGGGAGTGATTGAGTAATGGACAACTACCGAAGCAGACTAATTGCCCTGCACGAAGCGCAAACACAGAAGGGTATAGATAAATACGGAACCGTCCTAGAGCAAAATACGGATGATGTTTTTAAGCGACTAGAACATTTTAGGCAGGAAATGTTGGACGGGTTGAACTACTCGTTTTGGATGGAGGACGAACTTAGACGGTTGGGGTTCAATAAGTCCTGCGGGAATTGTGGAAACTGGTTAAATGGGTGCTGTCAACTCATGGATTCACATAGAAAACTCTGTAAAGACAGCCAGTACTTCTTCTGGGAGCAGGATAGTCCCAGGAAAACCAACGAACCGGATAATAAAGGTTTATTAAGAGGATGTTTTACCTGTGACAATAGGAATATCATATTTAGGGACGGATACTCTCTTTCCTACGGCGAGGCGGTTGAATGTAGGGAAGAAAACTTAAAACACTACGTATCGGAAGATGCTTTGCTAGATATTTCTGGACCGGAGGTAACTGATTAATGAGCGAAACAAAAATCATAAAACTGCCTAAACTCAAAGAAGGTTTATATAAATCTCCAATATCTCAGTTTATGCAAATTGCCGAGGAAATGGGCGAGTTGTCGGAGAGGTTGGGACAGTTGACCGGGGAGACAGGAAAACGCAAAGACGTTCCTGCTGATATAAGAAATAAGGTGATTGAAGAAGCAATGGATGTAGCGCAGGCTGCGGTAGAATTAGTGTTTAATCTTAGTGTTTTCTATGACGTTGCCGAGGAAATGCACTGGCGCAAGATGATTGAACGAGGTTATCTTGAATGATCGCAAAATGGACATGCAAAAATTGCGGTAAGGAAAATCCTGCTAACGTATATTCACCGGGAGCAACTACAGTGAAATGCTTACGGTGCTATGAGGATCACATTATGGAAATAAAAACTACCGTAACTAAGTTAAACTTTGGGAGGACTGAGGTTGGAAAATAGGAGTTGATAGTATGGGTAGGTTATGGAGCGACGAGGAAAAGGAAATAGCGAGTCGCGACTTAACGATTAACGATATTTATAACATATTTCTCCGCAATGGATTTAATAGGAGTCGGGATAATATCCGCAGATGGCGAAACGTCCAAGGTATGAGCAGTTTAAGAAAATCAGATCTTGTTGCTAATGTTGTTACTGTTGTTGCTGTAGAAAAAAAACCGAAGGAGCGCAAACGATTTCCGGTGGGACTTCGGGACTGGTTGATGTTCTGATGAAAAAACGCAGACGAAAGAAGAAAACTCCTCATTGTGGGTGGTGTCTCTCAAGTCTCCACCCCGGCAAGATGTGGTGGATGCGAGTATTAAGGAAGAATTGCCTTCATAAGAACGGGAAATTTAAACCCTGCCGCCACTTTGAGCCGAATATGGAGCATCCGAGGTGGAGGAGGGATGGGTTTAGGGATATAAGTGATTGTTGAAAAAAGGAGGATTATTATGCCGATTAAGGACGATGAAGGCGTAAGGGTATTAGAGTTTGGTTACGGAGATATTAATGTTGGTACTGTAATGCTTGAAAACAAACTAAACTCCATTGTTTTTATACAAGACAGTGTTTGCCGTAAGATAGGCGAAAAAAACACGCATGGAGTTAATGGGAAAAGTCACCGTGAACTAGATACTAAAGTTATGATGCACTTTGATAATATCGAGTCGCTTGATGTTGTTATTGGCAGGTTGCAATATATTCGGGATAATTTTAACCAAACTGTAGAAATACAAGAAAATGTATCTAATGAGTAGTCAGGACGGACAAATGCCGGTATTCATCAAGTTTACAGTTTATGGTGAACCTGTAGCGCAGGGAAGACCAAGGTTTGCGAGGATGGGTAATAACGTAAAAACTTATGACCCTGAGAAATCAGCGAATTATAAAGAAATTGTCAGGGCAGAGGCATTAAAGGTTAGACCCGATAAACCGCTTGTAGGGCCAATTTCTTTAGTTGTATTAGTCTATAGAAGTATACCTAAGTCCTTTTCTAAAAAGCGTGCTGTGCAGGCTCAGGAAGGTTATATAAGACCGATAACACGTCCCGACATAGATAACATCGTGAAGGGGGTAAAAGACTCGTTAAAAGGCGTTATATGGAAGGATGATAGTCAAGTCGTTACTCTAACGACTAAAAAATATTACTCCGATGTGCCGAGAATTGAAGTTACTATAGGTGAATTTTGATGAAACTAACAGCAGACGTTGAACGACAATTAACCGACGAGTTTGTGAAATTTTGCGAACTCAACCGGGATAAGTTGGCCGGGATGAAGGATAATAGCACCCGGATGAACTATATATGGGAGAAGTTACCGCATGTGCCGCAATATCTCGCATTGAGGGCGGTTAGACCTTATTTGAATAAGGGGGTTTAAATTTGTGCTTTCCGTTTGAGTTGAGTAATTATTTTATTCCTGAGTACATCTTTGAAGAACATTTACCTATTTGGCGACAACATAACTTTTCCAATAGTGCAAATTTCCGCAATATTGGCAGTAGTTTTTGCCGCAACCATTTCCGCAGGGTCAGGGCAAACCTGTGGTCGGGGCAGAGAAAAAGGCAGGTAGTTGATGGCCAATAAACTTAAAGATCCGTTCAAAAATGAAAAACGAATAGTCGCTAACTATCTAATCAACTACCACGAACTGAAAAAACAATACGATCATGACCGGGAGAGGATTTTAGAAAACTCTCCCCCGCCTCCCGACGGCATGCCTCGCGGTAGCGGTGTCGGTAATAAAACAGCTAGCGCAGGGATCGCGTTGGCATCGTTAGTGGTGACAGAAACGTGGCTAAAGGTAGTCGATGAATTGGCAGTAGACCTGAACAATGATGATAAACTGTTGTTGGAGTTGAAGAGGACACATAAGGAGCATGTTCGCGGAAACTCGGTGAAACAATTAATTGCGGTTGAGCTTGGGGTAAGTATAAGGACAACCTATAACCGTTGGCAGGAAGTTTTGGAGCAGGGTTGCAGGTTGGCGGTTAAGAGAGGATTGTTGAGGTGAGCAGGGGAAAGATCCCCTGCTTTTATTTAATATTGGATAAATATAAAATCAGTGAAGTGGGTAGTTATGAATTCCATAAACTGCTTACCTTCGGGGGTGGGGATTTTACCCTTGCCCTTACAACCTAAGCAGAGATCCTTGTTGCGTCCGATAGTTTGTTTTTGTGGGGAGTTTATGTGATCGCCCTTGCAGACTGGACAAACTTTCTCCATAATAACACCTTGGAAAGAGTAAAGTTTAGGGCGATCAAGTAACTTAAATATCTCCACATGATGCTTCTTAATAGCGTCAACTGACTGTTCTGCTGAGATTTCCATGATATGCCTACCGAGCGACAAACCTACCTCCAACTTAATGATGTCCTCAATTTCAGGACATTTAATACTTCCTGACAAGATATCTACGACTAACTTATTAATCTTATCTTGCATAATTCATTCCTCCTTCTGGGGTTTAGGGATTACCCCGAACCGCTTTTCTAACTACTTGTATATTTCCGCTAAATCCCTGACGGTTACCGTATGTCCCCACTCAAAGACGTTTTTAATGCACTCCTTGAGGACTGGGCAGAAGTTACCTTTGTACTGGTTATAGCACTGGTAATCTTCTGGACAATAACCCGTGTATGAATCTTGCATACTGCAAGGAAGATCTATGTGTTCCAATGTTGCACGCTTAACGGCATGGACAGCGCGTTTCAGTTCGTAATCATCCATCACCATACCCCTCGGACTTCCGGCGATCCCCTTATGACCGCCTGCCTCCGGCCCCCAAAGTGACTGAACCAGTGCGCGGCAGTCAATCGATCCGTCTGAGCAGGAAACCGTGATCGCCTTGAATTTTTCGTTGAAACTGACTACAGCTTTGGCGATCGTGCGGTGGGTTGGGGAGTAGTAACTTGCCCCACAAAATACGCCATCCGTACTAAAAACACGGTAATTCTCGGTTTCCATGAGTAGTTTTGACTCGGTTTCGCGCTGGATATTTGCTGCCCATTCGCGCCCTTCCTTGATAAGTGGAGGCGAGTTGTGAGCATACAGGTCAAACAGCAATTCAAAAAACTCAATATACTTGTGAATTGTAGCAGTAATGTCGGTAATATCGGCTACCCTCGGAGCGCGGTTTTCCGGCAGTGCGTTCCATGCCCAGTAAGCGTTGAACAGATCCTGAGTCTCTTGGTCGAACATGTATATATGATGCGGCCCGTTCAAGTCGATAAACTCGGCAACCTCGCGGAACTTTTTAGGGATGAAATACCATTCCCCCATGAGTCCCATGACACCCAGAACGGTATCAAGGTCAATGTGACTGACCACGATGTTGACGCCCATCGGCAACCCCGTATGGTAGTCTTTCGGCAGGTCAACATTGCAAGGCGCAGGTTGCCCGGCGTACTTAGGCAAGTGATGGTTTGCGGTATAAATAGTTCCCTCGAGTGCCCAATCGCCGTATTCGGTTTCTACGCAACAGTGTGCCTCGAAAGGCAAGTTTTGAGCTAATTCCTTGGTCGGTACTAAGTAGATGTTTTGTACTCTTTGTGTCATTTTAAAATCCCCCTCTTATTTTAATCCTTCGGCATCCCCTGGCACGGCAGGAGATAACGAAAAACTAGAACTTCTTACCGCAGTACGGACAGAACAAGATTCTAGTAAGCAGATACCCGCCGCCGTAGTGTTTAAACACCAAATTAACCTCACCACGACATTCAGCATGTTCCTTTTCTGCTAGGTTTTTGAGGTACTCGCAACAGAAAGTTTTAGACTTGTTTGGCATCTTAGTCCCTCCTTAGTTTTTAATCCTCTACCCAACGCCCTATAGACGCTCGGCAGGGGATTAAACCCTGTTTACTTCACTGGGGTATAATATTTTTTCATATATCCGGTTTCTTTCACCTTGTGCGCCCACTTTTTGCTATTTTCTGCACATTGAGCGCAATACCTTTTCCCTTCCTGTTCTTGTGCGGCAAACTCGGCATAGACTTGGATTTCTCTCTGATAACGATAATTTATACAACCCATCTGTCAAATTTGTTGATAACGTCTGACTTAAAAGCATAACTATTGCAACTATACTGGTCGTTGTCGGTTTCTTGGTCTTCATAGTTTCCAAGCGTCAGTTTTTCTTCAGGAACATCAACGGCAACCCAGCAATCATGATATCCGCCGAAACCGGTAAGAGGTTTGTCGGCAAGAAAAACAACATCTTCCAGATCCCAAACGTCGTTACCGCGAAAACCTTCTTGCTCTATTTTCTTGGCGTTTTCGTAGGCCGGTTGGCGCGTTGCGTGATATAATATCATGCTCATTCCTCCTTCGCCGGTTCGCCCGGCATGATTTTTTTAACCACTATCTCGGAAACCGTCTTACCCTCTTTGTCCGCTTGCTCACGTAACTGCTCGGCAAGCGACTTCGGCATGGTTATTTGTACTCGTGTGTTAGTTTTTGCTATCATTGTGCTGTCCTCCGTCTTGGTGGTACACCTATTATATACTATGGTGTACCACCTGTCAAGCGTGAGAATAAATTATTTTATCTTACCAGTTCCACCCACTCGGCAGTGGTAAAATGTCCCATCATCCATTGACAGGCATCAAGTGGCGAAGTTCCCCAAACTATTTTATTTTCCACCCCGGCAGGTATGAGCGTTTTACCTATACGTAAGTCGGGGAAATGCACTAATGTAGTGTATTTGCTCAATTCAGGTGTATTTGTATCTGTTGGCGCTTTGCTCCCCTGTATGGTGGCGTGAAGCAGGTTTTTGGCGGTTGCTAGCATGTTATTTACCTCCCCTCCTGAAATATTCATCCGCAATGAGTCCCTTTAACTCATGCGCGACGACGTGTTTTTCGTCCTGGCGCAACGATCTTTTGTGCTGCCCATCAAAGAACGTCCCCGGATTAGTCGGTCCGTCATAACAGTAACGAACCTTCTTTTTCAACTCCCCGTCGAAGTAGATCTTGCAATCATTTTCGCTGACTAGAAGTTGATACTTGCCAGACACGGCACAAAATTCATTGTCCTGTTTAAAGTTTGCTAAAAACTGCCCAGCGACTAAACCGTTTGGGCGAAGTTTTATTTTCAAGTTTTCCACACTACTTACCTCCTTAATTTCATAATAGCGTGGCACATATCCTGGGCTGTGATTTCGCCGTCCTGAATGTCCTCCTGCGCCTCGTCGTACTGCAAATTTCCCCAAACTCCAGCATCTACATAGTCCAAAAAGCAGGAGGTAAGGTTTTGCTCGGTTGGTTCGCTATTGTAACCTGCATGGTCAAGTGCGCGCTGGATTTTTTGTTTCATTGTGTAACCTCACCTTGTTAATTTAATTTTGAGTAAGTGTGGTAATCCTTAGGTTTGTAAACCTCTTTTTCGTTTGAGTTGGGCAGGAACATCGTTCTCACTCCGTCAACGTCAGCATGGTAACAGTCAACGTAAGAACCGTTTGACACTCCGACATACCGTTTTGCATTCTGCGGTATTTCTTCCATGCTGCGGAAATATTTCTCGTTATACTGACCATGCAGTTTGTAGCAGTCAACTTTGCCATGTTCGCGACTATTGACTGTCCGCTGGAATTCCGGTGTAAGTCCGGTTCGCTCAAGATAGTTTTTGTAGCCCTGCTCTGTTTTAAATGCTGTATGAGAAGTTGCGCCTGACGTTATGATGTAGTGATAGTTGATTCCTCTAGGTTTTTCTGATACTTCTAGGTATAAATTATTATACATTATATCTGCCTCCCTCATAATTTTACCTAAACCCTCTCGCAAAAGGATTTGGGTAAAACCCCTGCTATTACAGGGACTTAGTGAAAATATTGGCATCACCCTTGAAGTAGCAGTATTCGCCGCCTCGCATTTCGCGAATTGCCGGATCTTCTTGTGGGTAAGTCCATGTGTTACCCCGGTTTAACTCAAATTTTTGGCGGTAAGCGATTAAAGCTTGCTTTGCCGACAGGGTATATGTTGCCAGTTCGGAAATATCGCCTTGCTCGTCGAGTAACATTATTATTGTCATCGTTATTCCTCCTTCACCTCAACAAAATACCTCTCTAAAGGTACTTTGGCGAAGCAGGGACCGGAGTCCCTAGTCTACCCTGTTGACTAGATACAACCAATCCAACCAGTATTCGTCGGAGTCAGACAAAACCAATGTCCAACCACCTGTACAACTGGAAAGATTTTCTACATAGACGAAACTATTTTCGCTCTGCAAAAGTTCGTCTGCCGCTTTCCTGCGCTTTTCTTTTTCAGCATCTTTCAATGATTGCTCATACTTGCTCGCTTCACTGACGTAACTTTCGTATGTTTCCAGCATTTTATCATCCTCCTTAGATTTTAGCTCCACACCCGGCAGGATGCAGAGGTAAAACCTAGCGGAGTGCTAGGAGTTAGCCATTAATGTAGTTATCCAGTAATTCGGTTGCTAATTCTATGCCCACGGAAAAAACTTCCCTTTCTCTTTCTGTCTTATAGGTGTCATTAAATTCACCTGATTTAACGCGTTCTAAAAGTTTTTTGTTGTGATCTACTATTTCTTTTAGATATTGTTTTTCTTTCTTAGTCATTTTTAATTCCCCCTTTTAGATTTTACCTCAATCTCACGGACTCAGGTAAAACCTAACGCGAGGTTAGGCGTTACAACCTGGACATTCGTAGTCTAGCTCGGAATAACATTCTGGACAGGTTTCACATCCGCATTTGTCGCAACATAAACCCGCTGCTTCCTCGTAGTCATATTCAAAATCTTTTCCACATCTATCGCAGGTGCAAATTTCTATTATTCTATCTTCCTCCATCTTATTATCTCCCATTTAAGTTTTATCAAAAATCCCTCATTGAAGGCGTTTGGATAAAACCTAAACTTCCTCCTACCTTTTTCTTACAAGTTGGACATTTCATATTTTAGCCTCCTAGTAGTTTAAATTTACGTCAATCCCCTTGTGGGTACTCACGCAAACCTAAACTCCCATACTTCCCTTTTTCTGCACCTCTAGCGGATATCCCTTCGGGTCCAGTGTTCGCGTTCCTTGATCCGCATCATGCAGACTTCGCCGGTTCGCGCTGTGGGGTTTTTGTTATTCTTTTCTGTGTGTGCGGTGCGCTTTGTTGCTGTGGTGCTGTATCGCCTCCCTTTTATTCTGACTTGCCACCCCCACCCTTTCGGGTAGGACGCTCCCAGCTTAAGGCACTTTTTATACTCGCTGAGACGAGTTATTGCGGCCAAACTCCACCTGATGGTAACTGATGCTCTAAAGGTGTTTTGTTTTTTTCGTAGTTTTCCTTAATTTTCTTATCCCTCAAGACTTTACCACATTCGTCAGAGCAAACCGAAGGTTCCCAGCTTTCAAAAAAAGATTCAAATTCTGATTTCTCAATCTCTTTTCCGCAAAGTTTACATTTCATGTGTGCATCCCCCTTATTTAGTTTAAAGTTGACTAAAGCACCATGTTAGAGTTGCTATTGTTGCTAGTAACATTGCGCTTACTATGTATTCCATGTTCGCGCCTCCCGTTCGTGTTGCTGTGTTCCATATGCTTATACTATCACATCTGGCTAGCCACAATCAAAGTCGATATAACGTCATATTCAATTATTTTCGACTGCTCTGCATCTACTGGCTAGCCAATGCTCCCCGTATCTGCCTTTTTCATCGAGTTTTGAAATTCTGAAATAGTTCTTTCAATGGCTTTTCTGCCTATTTCAGTTGCCGTCAAGCCAGTGGTGGCTGCGATTCTGTCTATTTCTTCCCTTTGCTCTATTGGTATACGAAGGAAAAGAGTTCCCCATTTTTCACGATATTTCTGCGCTATTCTTTTTGTCATTTTATTTCCTCCTGTCTTGTGATTTCTATGTAGTATTATAGCACATGTGCTAGCCAGTGGCAAGCCAGCTACAGAGAGCAAAGAAAAAACATATCTATAGAAGAAACACGCAAAATAGCCGGAAACGTGCTTGTAGTGACCATACGCAAATTGGAGGTACAAACATACCTGTAATGTGTTTTGTGTCGCTCTGTGGTCGCTGTGGCGAAGCTGTTTTTGTTGTGGAGGGAAGGAAGCATGAGAAAACGGAAAGTTTTGCTTGTTATCCGACTTTAACCGTGATAGAATGGTAGTGTGGGGTTTTTATACCTGCTTATTTTTTTTGTGTCTGTCTACTGTTTTCGGTTGGCGAATACTGTTTATGGGAGCATCCGAGAGGGTGCTTTTATGTTTTGTTTTTATGTATGTAGTATTGATTTCTACCTGCCAAATATGGCAGGTGCTAAAATGGTGTCTAGCCTTACTCCCATAAGGGTTTGCTGGTTTGGCTCGTGAAAAGCAGTATATATATCAGAAAGTGAGTTGTTTTTGCTTGATTAAAAGATGTTTAATTTTGGACGATGATTTCGGATATGGCAGGACAAGGCGACAAGTTATAGATCCGGAAACCGGCGAAATGCTGGCCGAAGTTTGGCATAACAAACCTGAGCAGGGTATATTTCCAATTGGAGTCAGCGCGACAGTAGCGCAAACCATTTTTACTAGGGAAGAATCGCCGGACAAGCAGTCGGAACATATCAGCATCCGCGACAAGGATATAGAACATAGTTATTATGAGTTCTGGAATACGAAAAAAGGACTAAAACCGCCCAAAAAGCGCAGTACAGGGAATAAAAAAGGTTACGTGAAGCTGTATAATGAAAAATTGGTGGAACTGAGCGCAAAACTGAGCGATGCAGACATGGGGTTTTTGGTGAAGTTGTCGCCGCTGATTGACTGGGACAGTGGAGCATTGACGGACAAGCGGAAAAAGGAAAAGCTGAGCGCAGACGATTTGATTCGTGTGCTGAAAATGCCGGAACGCAACTTCTATAGAAGAATGTCAGCACTCACGGGTGCAGGTGTAGCGTATCGGAAGGACGATTGTTATTATATTAATCGTTCGTATATGGCTAAAGGATAGTAGTTTATTGTATCTTACATAGGAATATCTAAGAAAATGAGGTGAAATGATTATGGCAGAGTTTATTGACGAAAGGCATCCGGGAGGACGACCGCTGAAGTTTACGAGCGTCGAAGAACTTCAGAAAAGAATTGATGAATACTTTGAGTATTGTGATAGTAGAGTAATAAACCAAGTCACGAAGCAAGGTGATGTTGTACCTGTCAAAATGCCTAGACCTTATACATTATCAGGATTAGCTTGTTATCTGGATTGTGATAGAAAAACGTTGTTTAACTACTCAAAAGATGACCAGTTTTTCCCCGTTCTTATGCGTGCGCGAAGAAGATGTGAGAACTTTGCCGAAGAACAGCTCTATGAGGGCAACGATAGAGGCGCGAAATTCTGTCTATTGAACGGTTACGGCTGGTCCGACACTCAAAAGCTAGAGCTGACGGGCGCTGACGGTGGTCCCGTGGACGTGCGAATAGCTGGTATGAGCGACGAGGAGCTAGAGCAGTTGTTGGAGGATTAGCCCGAAAACCATATTTCGAAATCCTTCGAAGTTCCGAGAATATACATTATGTAAACTAGCAGAAACATTGTAGCGTGCGTCGTTGCTGGGTTTCTCTATTTGCCGGCACTATTGCAGGTACAAAAACGCCATTTGTCCTCCACTCATGGACATTTCATTGTACCTGCTCACCTTCACAGGCGCAGGGTTGTGATACTGTATTGTACGCACAGAGCGCAGCGCATACGCGAGCAGGAGAGCGAGCGCACGTATTTAGATAGGAGATTCGCCAAAAAGATGGGGTGGGGGTCAAACACCCCCGGTATGGATTGGTGGGACTCCGGCGGCGGGTACCTGTACCTTATGCTATCTCCATCTAACGATTTATCATTTTATGTATATACATAAAACTAACTGAGAACAGGAGACTTGTTATGATAATACCAAATAACATCAAAATACTAGGTCATATTTACAGCATCATCATGGTTGATGATAGAGAAAGTGGTGACTATGGAAGTCTTAATCCAAACACTAACACCATCCGCTTGAATAAGAATAAAACTATAAGTCAGATTGATACAACTTTACTGCATGAGATTATTGAGTGCCTCAATATGAGTCTTGAACTAAGACTAGAGCATCAGCAAATATCAGCACTTGAAGCGGGACTATATCAAACACTAAAGGACAACAAAATTTCATTCAATTAATGGCTTTTCCATAATCACCAAAACTTCATAAATCATATCATCAAAGGTTGTTAACTATGAAAAGTAACATTAAAGCATGTGGGGTTGTATGTGGATATTGCAGAGAAGAAAATACAGTATATATACATTCACCTTATGTAACAGAAAATTATTCAGAACAGCGGTGATTAAATGAAAACTCCTGCTTGGACAAGAAAAGAAGGTAAAAGCGAATCTGGCGGGTTAAATAGTAAAGGTCGTAAATCCTATGAGAAGGAAAATCCCGGCAGTAATCTTAAACCTCCTGTATCTAAGGAAACGGCTAAGAAATCACCTAAAGCAGCGGCAAGAAGGAAGTCCTTCTGTGCAAGAATGGGTGGTATGCCAGGACCGTTAAAGGACGAAAAAGGCAGGCCGACACGAAGTAAACTCGCTTTAGATAAGTGGGATTGTTAAATATAACCGAGGACGGTGTAAGTAATGAGCAAAACCAAAAGGTACCGTAGAAAACCTATTTTTGTTGATGCCGAACCTTATGTTGATGGTTTGGAGGATGGCTTTTATCAAGGAATTCCTTATATTGCTGCCGGACAAATAAAGATAAAAATATCACCGGTAGATTATATTGCAACAAGACCAGACGGTGTTAGATTTCCTTATGAACCTAAAAACTTCGAGGCAACTTATGAGGAAGTAGGAGATATCGAAGACACTCGCCCCATATGTCCTGACTGTAAGACCATCATGGTTAAAACTCACATTGAGTTAAGTGACGGTAGTGGTTGGTTCTCTGGTTGGGGTTGTGATTGCAAATATGAGCCAAAAAGTTAAGCGCATATTACCCGGCCCCGTCAATGGACTAATCAATTGGATGGAAGAATTGAAATGAATTTTCCCAATGAATTAAAAAGTTGTAGTAACATGCCGATGAATGAACCTGCATGCTCTATGGAGTTAACCCCACTAGAAAGCATAATGGGGGCAATAACCCAATCTGTGCATGAAAACAGCAATGCCATTTCTTTGCTTGAAGGAATTGTGCGGAAACCATATCCTGTTTCTTGCGAAGGTAAAGGTTCAACAAATAACGATGTTACGCTGTATGAAAAATTATATACTTTAGCAGGAATTATAGTAGACAACAATAAGGCATTATATGACTTATGCGACATACTTAAAAACGAAATCGGCGAATTTAAAATAATCTAGTCACAGTAAGGTGATCTTATGACCGAACAGCAGGAAAAGAAAAAACTATCCACTCAGAAGTTAAGGGAAAAAGCGGCAGCAAAAGTTGAGTTAGAATATCGTAAATCCTCTAAGAGTGTAGAGTATTTCATAGATAAGTACGCCTACATTGAGGATAGAGACGTTCAAGACTTAGTTGCCAAACTCAACCTATGGGACGGTCAGAAGGAAGCGTTAAGGAAGATTATTGACAGTAAGTTATCAATTATACTTAAAGCGCGGCAGTTAGGTTTTACTTGGTTATCTCTTATTTACGGATTGCACGGGGTTATATTTCGACCTGGATATTCTGTTGTTGCTCTGTCTAAAAGGGAAGAGGATGCTAAGGAACTTGTCAGGCGTATTTGCTTTATTCTGAGGTATCTACCTTCATGGATGATTCGTCACGTTAAGGGTACTCCGAAGCAATATCCTAACCCTACGTGGGATTCAACGGTATTGTCGGTTACTATCTACCATAAAGGCAAGGAACCTGCTGTTTTTAACGCTATGTCTGCCGGTCCTGACAGTGGACGCTCTTTCACAGCTAACCTTGTAATACTTGACGAATGGGCGTTTCAGATGTTCGCTAGAGATATTTGGTCTGCTGCTTATCCGACTATTAACCGTCCTACTGGTGGACAGGTTATTGGGTTATCTACCGCTAAAAAAGGTACCTTATTTGAGGAAATATTTTGGAAGGCGTACAACGGTGAGAATACGTTTACGCCTATATTTATGCCTTGGAGTACCGACCCTAGACGTACCCAGGAGTGGTATGAGCAGGTCAAAAAAGACTTACCTCATAGTTATATGGCAGAGTATCCAGCAACTCCGGAAGAGGCGTTTACTGCCGGTGAAGGGCAGTTCTTTAAAGAGTTTCGTCGTGATGTGCATGTCGTTAAACCTTTTAAGATACCGTCCTGGTGGAAAAGGTTCTGCTCGTTGGACTATGGACTTGATATGTGTTCATGTCACTGGTGGGCAGTATCGCCCGAAGGCATTATGTGCGCTTATCGTGAGTTATATCAACCCAACTTAACCCTTAGTCAAGCGGCGAAAAAGATTATCTCCATGACACCCAAAGACGAGAAAATTAGCTATACGGTTGCTTCTCCTGACTTGTGGAATAGACGACAAGAGACAGGGACAAGCGGTAGGGAGATAATGAATCGTGCTGGACTTAATAATCTGAGAAAAGCAAAGCATGACCGTGTTGCAGGTTGGAGGGCATTAAGGGAATATCTATTGGTTAGAGAGGAAAAGCAGGACGTTATTACTGATGAAGGTATTGATGCGGTTACTGTACTTACTTCTAAACTGAAGATATTTGAGGAATGTAAGAATCTTATACGGTGTTTACCACTACTTGAACATGATAAGAATGACTCCGAGGATGCGGCAGATACTCCACACGAGGTCACACACGCGCCGGAGGCATGTTTGATTGGACAAACAATAATAAATACTCCTAATGGCGACTTTCCTATTAAGGATTTAGTCGGTAAATTAGGTTGTATATATTGTTATGACGAAGAAAACAAGTGCATGTCAGTATCTACTTTTTCTGATGTTAGGTTAACAAGAGAGAATGTGGATGTGTATGAAATAGAACTATGTGACGGAAGAAATATTGTTGCAACTAAAGATCATCCTGTACTTACTAATAGCGGATGGAAATTAGTTGAGCAACTTACTGACAATGATTTTATTATCGACGTATCATTAGAGGTGAATCATGCAAATAGTAACAGAAACAAAAACAATAACAACACAATACATAATCTTTAACGGAGTTAAGTTTTATAAAGACGGTAAAGGTTATTGGTTAGCAACTATAGATAAAAAACCCAAAAGACTGCATGTTTATGTATGGGAATGTAGTAACGGAAAAGTGCCGAAAGGTTATCATGTCCACCATGTCGATTTAGACAAGGATAATAACTATATTGATAATCTGGTTGCGATGAAAAAAGAAGATCATCTAAAACTACATGCACTACTCAGCAATATTGACGGAGAATGTTTGGAAAGGAAAAGGAAGAATTTAGACAAATACAGACACCTTGCTACTGAGTGGCATCATACGGATGAAGCAAGAGAGGTGTCGAGAAAGAATTGGCACAAATCTCTTGGTTTATACATGGACCAGATGATAGTCCTCAAGTGTGACCTATGCTGAAAGCAATATGAGACAAGCATAATGATGAGAGATCATAGTAGGTTTTGCTCTAATAAGTGCAAGTCTGCATACAGGAGAAGTATAGGTGTGGACGATATTGAGAGGGTATGTATTGTTTGCGAAAAAATATTCCCAATAAATAAATATTCTAAAACAAAGACATGCTCAAGGAAGTGTAGTGCAAAATTAATGCTCCTTAAACGAAATGGTATAAGGAGGTTTTAGTTTGTGGTACAGGTTAAATCGGTAAAATATGTTGGTAAGTCAGATGTGTTTAATATGGAAGTTGAAAAACATCATA